AAAAGAAAAAAATAAGAAATGAAAGAGAAAGTTATAGAAAAAAAAATGATACATCATATAAATTAAAATGTCTAATATCCAATAGAATTAAATCTGCTTTGGATTCTAAGAAAGAATTTAGATCGATTGAATATCTAGGTTGTACTATTTTAGAATTTAAGAATTGGATTGAATATCAATTTGATGAAAATATGAACTGGAAAAATCAGGGTACATATTGGCATTTAGATCATGTTAAACCATGTGCTTCATTTAACTTCAATAATAAAGAAGAAATAAATGAATGTTTTAACTGGGAAAATGTGAGACCTTGTGAAAAATTAGAAAATATTTCTAAAGGTGATAAAATAATGCCTGAATTGATAAATGATCATAAAAAATTGGTTAAAAAATATAAAATAAAATTAGAAAAAGAGCGTACTAAGGATTTATTGTAAAATAAATCTGGCCAAGACAGGAACTTGGATATAGTAACAATCGCGCACATATTAATGGACAATCCGCAGCCAAGTGAAAATATATAATTTATTTTCATGCTGTTCAGAGACTAAATGTCAGTGGGTTAATACGAATTAACTTAAGATATAGTCCAGCCTATAGAGAAATCTATAGGAACCGCTGGGTATATAGACGCCACACAAACTTTTCCATGGAAACAGTCGAAATACCAGTCGACAACTTATCTCCAGGATCAAGATTCCAATTACAAATACCAAGAACCGGAGACTTAGCTGGCAGAATGTACCTCGAAGTAGGTGTACCAGCAGTAACAGGAGATCAACTCCCATACTCCGCTGATCCAATCCAAAACACCAAGGTTGCTTGGGTAAGAAGATTAGGACACGCTTTAGTCAACAGTGTTGAATTAGACATTGGTGGCTCCAACATTGACAAACACTTTGGTGTCTGGTTAGATGTTTGGTATGAATTAACACACACCGTAGAACAAGAAAGAGGCTACGGCTCAATGGTCGGTGATGTAGCCGATTTAACTACATTAACTGGTGCAACAGCAGAAGCTGGATCATCCGGATATGGATCATCATCTGAAGTCGTATTACCAGCTCACCAAATGTACATTCCTCTTCAATTCTGGTTCTGCAGAAACACTGGTTTAGCATTACCATTAATTGCCTAAATTGTTTGGGCTGAAAAGCATCATTCTAATCGAATGTTCTAATAAGATTAGAAAATAAATTTTGTGGAAGAACTATTTTGTTATTTAATTTAGATTAAATTAACAAAAATAGGAATTGTTTATTTAATTTAAAATTAAATAAACAATTCCTATCATATTTTAAAATGATAAGCCACAGATGCTAGTAAAATATAAATATCAATCCCCACCACCCATATAACAATTGGATTGAGATTGATATATTATATTTTGCAACAAAGTCAAATTGCGGGAAAATCCTAAAGCTTTATATACCAAGGATTTATTGTAAAATAAATCTGGCTGAGATAGGAACTCAGAGATGGTAACAATTATAAATATAAATGGATAATCCGCAGCCAAGTTATTACAATTGTAATAATGCTGTTCAACGACTAAATGGCTTTGGGTTGATATATAATATATCAGCTTAAGATATAGTCTAGACCCTAGCAGTATAAAAACTGTTTATAAATACTCCGAAAGGAGGGGTATAATCGTACAATACCATGAAGTAAGACTTTACGTTGAATTTAACGATGTATCATCATTAGTAGTATGGTCCGGAGCAGCTGCCCCAGATATGTCAAAGATTCAATTCGAAGATTGTGGTGTATTAGTTGAATACATCTACTTAGATTCTGAAGAGAGAAGAAGATTCGCTCAAGTCGGCCACGAATACTTAATTGAACAAGTACAATTCCCAGGCCAAGCCAACTTAAACTCTGTAGGCTCCAGCTCTACATTCAACTCTCAAAAATTCAAAATGGACTTCAACCACCCATGCAAAGAAGTAGTCTTTGCCTTAAAATCTGGTGCCTTCAGTGGACAAGCCCTTAAATCATCATTATTAGGCAACCGTGGAAGATTCTTAACATACACCAACAAATCAGATGAAAATTCTTGGGATTCTGCAGTTGACTATGCCGCAAGAAACTTAGCAAACGGTATGGTTGCATTAGGTAATTCTGCACCAACAGTAGGAAACTGGACTAGACTTGTATTAGAAGGAAATATTGCAGTTGGATCAACTGGATCAGTAACAGTTACAAATGGCGATGGTACAACATTCAATTTCATTATATCAAATAATGATGATACTACTGCAATTCATAATGGAGTAGATCAACCAATATGGTATCATTCTGATAGTTCTTTAGTAAAAAATGGACAAAATTTAGGTGCAAGTATTCGTGAAGTTACTGTAGCATTAACAGTTGTCAATGTAAGAGCATCTGGAGTACAATATCAAATTTCATCAATTAATGATCAATTAGGAGGAACTGTAGGAGCTGGAGGAAACTCAGCATTTGGCGCAACTACTTGCGTACCATCAGCCTGCTTAGTTGTAAGCAATCACAACTTAAACTTAACAGATGTATCTATACCAGTAGAAGACTTTGATACTGATAATCGTGTTACTGTAAATACAGTCAACCCATGGGATGTAACAGTTGTTCAACCAAGCAACTATGGTTTAAGATTAGATGGTGCTGGTAACCCAGTTTCATCTGGTAACATTACATTAAACGGTCATGATCGTTTCTCTGTTGAAGATGGTGATTACTTTAACTACTACCAACCATTACAACACCACACTAGAACACCAGCTGATGGTATTAACGTCTATTCATTCGCCTTACACCCAGAACAACATCAACCATCAGGCACATGCAACATGTCAAGAATAGACTCTGCCTACTTAGTATTGAAATTTGTAGACAGATTAAGAGAAAACTCCACAATACAATTAGACTACACAACAGACTCAATATTCTATATCTTTGCATTAAATTTCAATGTATTAAGAATTATGAGCGGCATTAACTCTAAAAAGGGTGAACATAACATCCTTTTTCCACCTGTGCCGAATAGTCAGATGCTAATAAAGTTGGTCGAAAAGACTTTATTAGAAAAACAGTATAACATCGATCATATGATGACTTTAATGAATAGTATCATATTATATAACTGGCTAGTAAATGCAATAATGCATTTGCAACAAGACCAAATTGCGGGAACACCCTTACAGCTTCAAACTACCACCTTAAATAATAAATTATTTAAGGGAACTCGATTAATAGTCGAAACCAATGGTAATAATGTTTGGAGATTGGGCAATCCGCAGTCAAGCCTCTACGTTCATAAGCTAGAACATGAGGAAGATTCAGAGACTGTATGGTTTTGGGCTTACTGAAAATTAGCAATTTTCAATAGTAGGCATAAGATACAGTCCAACCGCTATAGAAATATAGTGGAAACTTGTGAAAAAGTCACAAGGAGCATTAGGGCGGCTTGGCATATTCAAACTAGATTGGAGTCAACACTACATTGGAAATTTATTTACAAGTGTTGTATTTTATATTTTGTTATTTGTATGCTTTTAGATTTACAAAACAATTTTAATTAAAATATAAGTAATAAAATATTATTTATATAAATAAATTTATAATTTTGATAACAATTCAGTATATTTTTTAATTCGTTCTCCATTATTTTCATTAATAGCTTTTTTTAGTGCTAATTCGTAAGAGAGTTTTTTGTTATAATTATCATCCGAATATTTATCTAATAATATTTGTTTATTTTCTTCTTTTTTCTGAGCAGATTTTATTTTACGTTCTTCCTTAGTTAATTTTTTATTATTACTTTTAAATTGCATTACATCTTCGTCATTATCATTATCAATAATTATAATATTTTCACTATTTTTAGTAATGGAATTCTTTTTTGTTAGCATGATTTCAATTGGTTTATTTTTATTAATAAATCCATCACTAAGTTTATAATCTTTACCATCATTAATTCTATTAAATTCTCTATACAATTTAATATCAATAATTGCATTAACCATGTCTCTATTATAAAATATTTCTTTATCATTAATATTGCACCAAATCAAATATATTTTATTTATAAAATCATATATTGAATATGAATTTTTCATATAATTACAATTTGCACAACATGATAAGCAATTAGATTTAATGTAACCGATTTCCTTCCTATTATCTATTCTATCAATACCATTTTGATGTTCATTACTATTATATTTATTGCATATATAACATGGTTTTTTTGTTATTTCATTGAAATCTTCTATTGTTATATTAAAATTAATACTATATTTTATTGCTCGTACTTCATAAGTACTATAACTAGATGAATTATAATTTTTAAAAATTTTTGGATAAAATTTATAATCTTCTATTTGTATATTTAATAAAAATGTAGACACAATATGTGATATAATTTTTAAAAATCTATTATAATTAATTATATATTTAATATAATTACACATTGTACAACAAGAAACACAATTATCTAAAATATAACCAATATTATTATATTTTCGATCAACACCATTCCATTCATCTTCTTTAATTCCACAATAATGGCATTTATTAGATATAAATTTTAAAAAATCATCAAATTCAATTTTGAATTCTAAACCTGAAATTTTAGCTTTATATTTATAAAATTTATATCGTTCATTTGGATTTTCTATTTTTGCCTTATTGATTTGTTTAACTTTCTCAGGATTTCGTTCTCTCCACTTTTTCGCTTGATCTGCATTTAACTTATGATATTCATCAATACCCATCTCTTTTATTTTTTTACCTCTTGATTTTCTCCAATAACCAACATTCTGATCATGATGTTCATTTCTATATTGAATCTTTTTTGCTTTTCTAGCAGGATTTCTATCTAATTCACCTTTCCAATCCCTCTTTCTACATGGTCTTGTTTTATCATATGCCTTTTGTTTCTCTCTACAAACCGAACACGATAAAACAGATTGTCCCTTATTACCTATAAATTGATCTTTTGTAAATGTTTGTTTACATACTTTACATTCTTGATTATCACACATTATAGTCAAATATTTGTTTATTGTAACTTGTAGAAAATAATAACTTCAATTTTTTATAAATTAATTTTTATATTCCTCTCTTATTTTTTCCAAATGTTTATCTATTCTAAAAACTATCATATCGTTTGTTACTTTTTTATTGATTTTATTTTTATTACAATATATATCATATAATTTAGATATAACATCATAAATATTATAATCTAATTTTAATCTATTACAAGTTGAACAACAAGCTAAACAATTTTTAGTAT